ACTATGAAACCGAGGCGCTGGACGAGGCGGAACGCATTTTAGGCCCGTGGGCTGAGTGTATGCCGAAGTATCTAAGGCGCGGCCCGAAGGAGGACTAACATGAAGCGGCTGACATGCTTTGACGGCGGAAAATGGCGGCTCAAAATCGGCGATACGGAATACAGCGGTGAAGTCGTTGACCGCCTCGCCGCATATGAGGAAACGGGCCTGGAGCCGGAGGAGATCATCGAACTGAAAGCCAGGATGGAGGGATTGGAAAAATAATGGAACTTACGCATTTAGAATATCTGGAGGAAATTCTTAATAGCAAAGATGCGTGTGACCATCTTACGGGCTATCAAAAAATGGTAATCGATGCACTGACAGAATTGCTGAGTTATTGCCCATACGAAAGACTATGTGAACTGGCCCAGGCGTACAGCAAGGGGCTGTGCGTGGTGCTGCCGTGCAAAAGGGATGATGTTTTGTGGACGTTTCACACTTACCCTTCTAAGCGGGTTTACTCATTCCATGTGACAGACCTCTCAACGCTTAACGGGCGGACAATGCTCAACACAGACATAATGGGCGTCGTTGATTCGAGAGACGTGGGCAAAACCGTCTTTCTGACCCGCTCCGAGGCCGAAGCCGCACTACGGAGGGAGCAGGAATGAGTTACATAGAGCGGGAAGCTATCCTTAAATATTCAAGGGCGATGCTTGACCGGGCAGCGCACCATATTCGCACCGGGCAAACTGAAAGCGACACGTGGAAAGCTATCCACCATACCCAGCAGGAGGAACGGGCCGAATTTGTCAGCCTACTGGAAAACGCCCCCGCCGCCGACGTTGCGGAGGTGAGGCACGGGAGATGGGTAGACAAAACCAATATTAGCAGATCGGCAGTTGAGCAAAGAGTGGATTGTTCTGTTTGTGGGCAGATTTTTTGGACTACTGCTGTATTGTCGTTTAACTACTGCCCCAACTGCGGCGCTTTGATGAAGGAGGACGAACATGAAACTGGTTGATGCGGAGCAACTATTCTGCTGTGACTGTGAATACAAAGAACGATGTAAAAATGTTACTTGCGATGTAAAAACAATGCCCACCATCGACCCCGTCCACGCCGCCGGTGGATGCTATTGCCGGGAGTGTGAGCACTGGACGGGAATTGCTCTTGGTATGCGCTGCAAGCTGTATAGTTTTCCGCCCAATGCGTTTATATTAAGCCAACCGGACAGTTTTTGCAGCAGAGGAAAGCGAAAGGAGACCGCCCATGACTAAGTGTTGCGCCACCTGCGCCTGGTACGAGGACTTCCAGGGCGTGTGCTTTAACGGTGATTCGCCGCACCGCGCCGACTTCACAGACCCGGATCAGCGGTGCAGGGAGTGGGAAAGGAAGGAGGCAGGCCATGATAAACACCAATCCGACCCGTTGTAATATCTGCGGAGGGCCTGTCACTTATGGCTCTAATGCCCGTGTCTATGGCCGGGAGTACGGGAGCGGTTACTGCTACCTCTGTGAGCGGTGTGGGGCCTATGTGGGGACGCATAAGCCCCGCCCACGGGAAGCCCTGGGTCTGTTGGCTGACGAGCCGATGCGGACAGGGAAAAAGATGTGCCATGCTATCTTTGATAGCTTTTGGAAAGGGAAACCAAAAGCCGGAAAGAAGCGGCACGACCTTTACTGCTGGCTGGCCCACGAGATGGAGATACCAGTTGAGGACTGCCATTTCGGCTACTTCGACATCGGCCAGCTTAGGCGGGCGTACATCATCTTGAGAGGCGTACAGCACAAGCAGATGAAGTATGACAACTGCGGGAGAATCCATTTTGAGGAGGCCGACCATGAGCAGTGAACTATGGCTTGGCTATATCGCCGGTGCGCTGACCTTTGGATGGTTACTGCCGTGGATTGGGAGGAAGAAAAGAGGAAAAACATGAAGCTTAGAAAGACGGTTGAGATGAGCATCGAGGAAGCGCAGGATGATTTTTGCTATAGGTATGAAACGTGCGGTGTCTGCCCGCTAAATAAAAAAGCTCCATTGGACTGCCTGGCCTGGTGCGTGGCTCACCCCCGCGAAGCCGCCCACTTGATGGGGTACGAGGTGGTGGAGGATGGCCAGTATATATGCCCATCGTGTGGAAATGCGTTACCTGAAAATCCAATTGGGGGATATACGTGCCCATATTGTGGGTACGGGGAGCGAACGGAAAAGAAGGAGGTCAGCATGGACAAGCCGTTGAAGGACTGGACGCTGGGAGAGGTCAAGGAATGTTGTTCTAAACACGGGACTTGCGTTTCTGAGTGTCCATTTAGCACCAAAAACAAACTTTGCAGGATGACATCGAATCCTTGTGACTGGGACCTTACAGACAAGCCCCGCTGGACGCAGCAGGAGGTGGAGAGGGCGAAGGCGATTAAGGTGATTTGGCCGAATGCGGACCGAATTCAGGGCTCGTGCGGATCGTTTGGGGTCGGCATATATTATGTATGGTTTAGCTCTGATCTACTCGGACAAATAAACGATGATGATTGTTTCCCATCCATCGGATCGGGCGAAACAGTCACCCTTGACGAGATCATCGGAGGTGCTCGATGAGCGAAGTCATCATTACCAGCACATGGGGACATGAAGATGACCAGCAGGCAAAAGCCGACGCAGGGAAGCTGGAACTCGACCTTGTGCCTACACAAATCATACGGGACATTGCAGAGGTCCGCATGTATGGGAACCAGAAGTATCACGATCCGGGCAACTGGAAAACCGTGGAGCTGCGCCGGTACATCAATGCCCTGCTACGACACACACTGGCTTTTGTGGACAAGCCTGACAGCGTAGACACAGAGAGCGGGATTCCACACTACAAACACATGGCCTGCAATATGGCGTTTATCTGCGAGATGCTGGGAGGAAACATCCACGGCGGGGAGGGCGAACAGTGAAAGCGCTTGAAATGATATTTGCCTGTTTATCCTACATAGCATTTCTGGCATTTGTCCTTCTGTTTTGCTGCCGCTTCGGTATGTGGTGGGCGTTTCTTTGGATGTGGTTTTTCCCGAGTATGAGCTATAAAAGTGATGGGAAGGGCGATCAGCATGAGTGAGTGGATCAGCGTCAAGGAGAGACTGCCGACAAGTTCAGCAAAATATATCGCGTGCGTCAGAAATAGAAACGATGCAAAATGGACGGTTTGTGCAGATTGGAGTTGCGAAATGAGGTCGTGGTTTGGTGAATTTGGGGAAATCAAGAATAAAGTCACCCACTGGATGCCCCTCCCCGACCCGCCGAAGGAGGGATAGCCCTTGAATAAGTTCCCGGAGAGGCTGCGAAAGCTGAGGGAGAGTATGCGCCCAGTGCGGAGCATGACGGTCACATCACAGTTGATGGGGCTTGCTCCTGGCGTACTTAGGAGATATGAGCGGGGTGAGCGAACACCTGGACTAGAAGAATTAAAATTGATTGCGAATTATTATAATATAGGTCTGGATGACTTCTGCTGGGACGAGGGAGAAAAGGACCAAAAACTTTAATCGTATGCCACGAACATATAAATTCCTGTGCCATTTGGCACAACGGAAAATAATGATTATGCGAAAATATAGGGTGTAGAGGCTTGGATGGACCTCTACACCCCCCCATTTCTTGGGCACCTCCTCCTTTACATCCGCCCGCCACCGAGGCGGGGAATATCGGGCACTATATGCCGCACGCCGAACAGCAGCCCACGCATCCGGGCCGGAGGGTCGCACCCTCCATGCGGCAATGACTGACTGTGGAAAGACACTATACCGGGCAGCCCTAGAGTGCCTAACGGGTCCGGAGAAGGGAATGGCACCTGCCTGTCATGGAGGCAGAAGCGGTGGCAGCTATGACCTGCCCCGGGCGTGCCGACACATAGAAAGCGGCTGCGCCTGGCGGAGCGTGTAGAGACGGAATCCACCACAATGGTTTGGCCCAGCGGCATTGCGACGCTGTATCCTAGGCGGCCTTACCGCAAAGCGCTATCCCGCTGAAAACTGCCCATTACATAAGGGTGTGACAATCTAAGCGGGAAGCGCACATACGCCAGTTGTGGTCTAGAGATGGTTCGACTCCATCCGCTGGCTTCCGAGGGGAGATATCATCTCCGAGGTCTGTACAGAGGGTTTTGGGCGGCGGATTAGCTACCCTCCGCCCAAAATCTCAATCTAATATGCCGAGTGCTTGAGCAGAAGACTAGACCGCAGCCATGGGAACAGCGGCGAGGTCGTGGCGGCTCATTACCGCCTCTCGGCTCCATGGGAATTGCCATCCTCCAAGATGCTTCCCGCCTCTGCCTGCCTCGGTGCGCCAACACTGGGGCGGGCACATACCCCGCTCCCGTCCGCATGAGGGCGGCGGCGGGACCAACAAGAGGTGATCAACATGGACATTGTGTTCAACAGGTGCTGTGGGGAAACGCCGATGGCACTCTATGTGGAGAATGAAAGGAAAGTTTACCTGCAATGTCCGGTCTGCGGGAGAAAATCCGACACTATCCCGGTGAGAAATTGGGCACATGCTTCCAAGATGGCAGACGAAAAGGCAGCCGCTGAGTGTGCCAAGCGGTGGAACGAACATGAAGGAAAGAGGTCGTCAAAATGAACAATACCATTTTCTGGCAATGGGGGGGGGCGTTCTGACCTCCTGACCGTCAAAACGCCGAAAGGCGGTGTGGCGGAATGATATTCCAGTCGATGATAGGGAGTAGTGGCGGGGGAGTGTTCACAGAGAATGGACATAATTATGGAAACATAACCGCAAGCTCTTATATGGATGGAATTATCCCAGAAGGAACGAATTTAATCCTTGTATATGCATCAATTAGAACTACAGACTTTCAATATGTGACGTTTTGCACTCCAGGTAGAACAACAGAAATTGGATATTTGCAGTGTTCGTGGGACAAAGATACAAACAAAATTACCATAAAAAACGGTTCCGCTGTAATTATGGACTTTTGTTATACGTGCTTGGCGTGATGTAGACACCCCCCTGAACCCACAGGAGGGACACAGGGGGTATCAAATTGTTGACGGCGGGAAAGACCGCAAGAAAAAAGCCGCCCCACAAGGAGGCGGCTCCTGGGTCACTCGTAGTGGCCCCACATGGTCAGCACCTTCACGGTCTGTTCGTCTCGGTAGACCTGATACACAATGCGGTGCTGAATGTTGATGCGGCGGGAGTAAAAGCCAGCCAAATCCCCAACCAGCTTTTCATAGCGGGGCGGGTTCTGGAAGGGGTTCTTCGCAATCACCGCAAGCAGGGCCTTAGCTCGTCTGTCAAGCCCGGCCTGTTTCAAGAGTTTCTTATCCTTCTCCGCCTGACTGGAAAACACGATCTTATACATTACCATTCCTCACTGGGGTCGTATTCGACGCACTGGTCAAGGGGTTCGGCGGCGGCCTTGTGGAGACGTTCCGTCATACCAGGGATGGAGACCAGGTTCAAGGTTTCCAGCATGGCGTTGTAGTCATCCTCAGCCAGCATGACGGCATTTCCGTTCTTGGTGGAGATGTTCACCACTTCGCCGTAGGTCACAGCTTGTTGCACATAGCTGAACAGGTTTCGCCGAAGGTGAGAAATATTTGTGTTGGTCATGGAAATCACTCCTTCGTGTACATTATAGCGTACACGCCGAGGAATGTCAATCAAAAACGGAGGTTTGGCGATATGCACAATACCAATAAATGGAAACGGGGGGGGGCGCTCTAGCTCCCTAATCGTCACCTTGACGGAGGTGGCGGGATGATCTTTCAGCCGATTGTTTCTGGTGGCAGACAAACTGTTCCGATTACAGTGATAAATAACGGCGTATATACGGGCGCAACCGTTAGATATTGTCAAAACGGAGAACCGAAAACAATAACAGTACCTTCGGAAGGAGGTAGTAGCGTAATAACTGTTGATAAAGATGCCATTTTAGCCATTGGCTCATTAAATTTTGGTGCAAGAACGGTTTCGACAACAGCCGGAAGCGTTTTGTTTGCCAACTATAACGGGGATGAACAGAGCGGATTGGATTCATACAGTAGATGCATCGCAGCCGTATTTATAACTGATCCGGGTGAAATTACGATAACCACCGACGGCTAATAAAAAACCGCCCAGCAGTTAAGCTGAGCGGATGAGACTTAGACAGGGGCGCAAAAACGGTGGGGGTCCAATTCCAAAGCGTCGCACACAGCCATGGCGATTCGGAATGACGAGCTGGAGAGGTCACGCTCCCCCGATTCAAAGCGCTGGTACTGACGGAGCAGGATGTGGGCTTTATCAGCTACCTCCTGCTGGGACAATCCAAGCTCGGCCCGCCTCTCGGCCAATATCTGAGCTTCGGATGGCACGTCCTCGAACGTGATTCCGTGGATCACTTCTGTATTACCCTTAAAATCAAAGTTGTCATTCATAGTTGTACCTCCTTACGTCCAAGTGGACATGAATATAATACGACCAACTGGACGCAATGTCAAGAGGGAATTTCGCAGAAAGGGGTGGTAAGTCCGTTGTGGCAAAAGGTAAATATCAACGTTGGCTGGAACCGGATGGGCTTACTCTCTTAGAGGGCTGGGCCAGGGATGGCCTGACTGACGAGCAGTTGGCCGGGAAGATTGGTATAAACCCAGCAACTTTGTACGATTGGAAGAACAAATACCCTAAGATTTCCGAGTCCTTAAAAAAGGGCAAGGAAGTTGTGGACATCCAAGTGGAAAATGCGCTGTTAAAACGCGCACTTGGGTATGACTATCAGGAACAAAGAATCGAAAAGTCTGATAAAGATGGGACGAAGATCATCCAGACAATCCGCCATGTCCCGGCGGACACGACCGCGCAGATCTTCTGGCTCAAAAACCGCCGCCCGGACAAGTGGCGGGATAAGCCCGAAATTCCCGGTGACACGGACGCACTGAAAAAAGCACGGGAACTGCTGGAGGGGATTCCAAGTGCCATTGACTGAAAAGCAACTGGAATACCTGAAAAACTGCAATCACCGCTGGAACGTCAAGACAGGGGCGACAGGCAGTGGAAAGAGCTTTTTGGATTTTGTTGTCACCATACCGAAGCGGATAGAGGCCGCGAGAGGAGAAGGGTTACTCGTCTTACTGGGAAACACTCGCGGAACTTTAGAGCGAAATATCTTGGAGCCTATGCGTCAGTGGTGGCCGGGAAACGTGGGCAATATTCGCAGTGATAATACCGTGGAACTGTTTGGGAAAAAAGTCTATGCGCTGGGCGCAGACAACAAAAAGCACGTTTCCCGTATTCAGGGGGCGACCTTTGAGTATGTGTACGGTGATGAGATTACGACGTGGAGCCAAGAGGTCTTTGAAATGCTCAAAAGCCGTCTTCGCTGTGAACACTCCCACTTTGACGGGACGTGCAACCCAGACAACCCGGAGCATTGGTTCAAAAAGTTCCTGGATAGCGACGCTGACATTTACCAACAGTCCTATGTCATAGATGACGGGGTGCTTCCGGTCCGTGTCGTGGAGGAACTGAAAAAGGAATACGCTGGGACGGTTTACTATGACCGCTATATCTTGGGGCTATGGAAACCCGCGGATGGTCTCGTTTACCCAATGTTTGACATGGGCAAGCATGCTATTCACGGAAACCCTGATGGACCCGGATTATACTACATTGCTATTGACTACGGGACAATGAACCCGACAGCGATGGGTTTGTGGCGCGTTTATCGGGGAGAGGCTGTCATGCTGAAAGAGTATTATTACGATGGTCGAGCCAAGAAAAAACAGAAAACTGACGAAGAGTATTACCAGGACCTGGAGAAGTTTGCAGACGGAAAGAAAATAGAGCGTGTAATCATCGACCCTTCGGCAGCGAGCTTTAAGGAGTGCATACACCGACACGGAAAATTCGCCGTTTGGGACGCTGATAACTCTGTGCTAGATGGCATCCGGCTGACGGCCACTCTGATCCAGACCGGGCGGCTGAAGTTCCACGAGAGTTGTGAAAACACATTTCGGGAATTTCAATCCTACATGTGGGATGGGGACGCAGGAGAGGATAGGGTCATCAAAGAGAATGACCACGCCATGGATATGATAAGGTATTTTGCCAACACTGTTATGTGGAGGAGAATCGTATGAGCATTATCACTGGCCTGTGGGGCCGATTGAAAAACTTCATATTTCCACAGGCAGTGACACAGCGAGAGTTTGGCGTGCGGCCAGCAACAGGGCAGACTATGGAGCGGAACATCAATCTGTGGTACGCCATGTATATCAATCAGCCGCCGTGGGCTATTCCGCCTGTGGTGCCGATGGGACTGCCAGCGGCGATCTGCCGGGAGCTGGTAAGGCCAACGTTGTCTGAACTCACGGTGAGTGTTGCTGGTAGTGCTAGGGCGGATTACTGCAATGAACAGTTTAAGGCAGCGCAAGAAAACCTTCTCCGGCAGCTTGAATTAGGACTTGCGGTTGGTGGAATTGCCTTCAAACCGTATATCTACGGGAGTCGTGTTTTGGTGGACGCTACCAGTGCGGCGGCGTTTCAGCCGACAAAGTTTGATGCGGCTGGAACGTGCGTTGGAGGGGTGTTCCGAGAGAAAGCGCAGGTCAATGATAAATATTATGTTCGTTTAGAGTATCACAGCTTGGAAGGTACTACATACACCATTCAGAACAAGGCATATCACAGTGACAGTGGCGGTTCAGTTGGTTCCACAGCGGCGTTGAGCGAGGTGCCAGACTGGGCGGATATTCAGCCGGAAGTCAAGATAGAGAATCTGGAAGGGCCGCTGTTTGCTTATTTTAAGCCGCCGCAGTCCAACAACGTGGATACAGACGACAAGACTGGGATGTCTATCTATGGCGGCTCTGTGGTAGACCTCATTCGGAGAGCGGACGAGCAGTGGGACTTGATTCGCTGGGAGTTCCAGAGCGGCCAGAGGAAGATCTTCATGGATGCAACTGAAACAGTAGCAAGGGACTTTGACAAGCGTTTGTTCGAGATTGCTCCATTTTCTCGAGATGGGAAATTCTTTGAACAGTTTGAGCCAGATTTCCGGGATGAACCGCTTTATCGTGGGTTGCAAAATATCCTGAAACAGATTGAATTCCAGGTTGGCCTGTCCTATGGAACATTGTCTGACCCTCAGAGTGTGGAAAAGACAGCAACTGAGGTGCGCAACAGCAAGCAGCGGATGTTTGTCACTATCGACAGCATTCAAAAGGCGTTGCAGCACACCTTTGACAGCCTGATTTATGCCATGGACGTGTACGCCACGCTTTATAATCTGGCCCCTGCTGGCGATTACGAGGTTACTTATTCCTGGGGCGACAGCGTCCTTGATGATGCTGACGCAAAGGAGAAGGAACGGGCCAACGACCGCCAGGACGTTTCCATGGGCGTTATGAACGATTGGGAATACCGGGCCAAATGGTACGGCGAGGACGAGGCAACGGCCAAAAAGATGCTGCCGAAGATGGAGAATATGACCATGGAGGGACAGGAGGAATTAGAGTAGTGAAAGACTGGAAGTGTGTACTTGCGGCAATCGCTATCGTTCTTCTCGTTACTGTGGTTGGTTATGTCCTGAAATATCTGTTTTGGGCGAGCATTCTTAAGGGGGTGTCTGGGCTATGAAGCCCTACCCTTTATCCCAGAACTTCTTGACGCTCTCCCCGAAGAACTGGCCGAGCTATTCCGCAGTCTGGAAGCAACCCTCCTTGATGAGATATGTTCCCGGCTGAAGCTGACCGGAGAGTTAAATGAGGTAACGGTGCAGGACATCCGGACGCTGAGATCGCACGGTATTGACCTGAAGGAGATTGAAAAGGCCATCCAGCGCACGGCCAACATCAGCCAGCAGGACTTGAAAAAGCTTCTGGACGACGTTGTGGAGCGCAACCAGCGGTATTACAAAGAGGTCATAGACCTTGCGGGTGTAACGGCCCCGGAGACGCTGGTGAGCACCGCTGACATTTCGGCTATCATGGCACAGGCCCAGCGAGAAGTCGGCAACCTGACCCGCTCTATGGGCTTCCTTGTGGACAATGGGCGGACGATGCTGGCACCGGCTAGAGCCTACCAATGGTGTCTTGATTCGGCAGTTCTTCAAATCCAGAGTGGTGCAATTTCTTATAATCAAGCAATTCGCCGTGGGGTTAAAGAATTGGCCGATAGCGGCTTAAAGACCGTAAATTATGAAAGCGGTCATGTTGACAGCGTTGATATTGCAGTTCGCAGAGCTGTTATGACCGGCGTGAATCAAATATGTCAGCGGTATGCTGAGCAGTCGATGGATTATCTTGAGACTGATTTAGTAGAAGTATCTGCCCATATTGGAGCCAGAAATATAGACGGACCGAATGGGTGGGAAAATCACGAGCGCTGGCAAGGCCTTGTGTATCGATGGGACAAGAATTAGTTTGAATACAAGCGGCTATTCCGACGGGGAGAAAAGTGGACAGCCTTACCACCTGCCGCTTGTTTCAAAATAAGGCGATTACGAAAGGCTGGTAATCATGGGACAGTTTATTGATTTGACGGGACATCGGTTTGGAAAGCTGTATGTCGTTGAACAGGCAGAAACAAGACTACACGGGAAAGGTCGGAGACAAGTCTATTGGAAGTGCCAGTGTGATTGCGGAAACGAGATCGAGGTGCAAGCAAACAATTTGAGAAGCGGGCACACGATTAGTTGTGGATGTGCAAAAGCGGATGCAGGAACGAAAAAACGTTTTGATTTGGCAGGCAAGCGTTTCGCCCGGCTTACCGTGATAAAGGAAGTCACACCACACGGTAAAGAGCGTTGTTGGCTTTGCAAATGTGATTGTGGGAAAGAAACTGTCGTACAGCAAAATAATCTCGTAAGCGGAGAGGTAAAAAGCTGTGGGTGCTTGCGCCACGAAATGCTTGTAAAAGAGCACACTACGCATGGAGGAAGATATACCAGGCTATACAACATATGGTGGAAAATGAGAAGCCGTTGTTCCAAGGAAAGCGATATTAGTTATTCGAATTACGGAGGGCGGGGGATAAGAGTATGCCAAGAATGGGAGACCAGTTTTGAAAATTTTAGAGACTGGGCGCTATCTGCTGGGTACTCTGATGATTTGAGTATAGACCGCATAAACAATGACGGAAACTATTGCCCGCAAAATTGCCATTGGGCAACAGCAAAAGAGCAGGCCAACAATAGACGGCCAAGAAGAAGGTGATGCTATGAAATCCGCCAAAACCCAATATCCCGACTTTGAGAAAACGTGCGGGTACGGGAGTGTAACTGGTATTGGCGGCGCATAGTTAACTGTCGCCACCATTATTACCCCTTCGTGGAGGGCGTTATGGAGCCCACCTATTCAAAGGATGATCTGGAAGCCATGAAAGGGGAAAATCGCAAATTTACCTTTGAAGGTAAAGAGTACGACGGATATACGAGTACCCAGGCACAACGCCGCATAGAAAGAACAATCCGCAAACTGAAGCGGGAACAGACCGCATACAAGGCCGCAGGACTGGAAGAAGACGCCCAAGCGGTAACGGCCCGTATCCGGCGGCTGAACAAGGAATACAAGGCGTTCAGCGAGGCGGCGGGGCTGCCGAAACAGTGGGAAAGGATGAGTGTGCTTTATGATTAACGAAGCGGAAAAGACAACCATCGAGAGCATACTCGCCAAAGGCGACCGGGTGGAGTTGATTCCAGGACCAAATGACTCAGTAAAAATCATACACATCAAACGAAAAACCGTAAAAACAGAGCACATAAAGGAGTGCTCAGAATGCTGAAAGGAGCAAACGCAATGAATGAACTGATGATTTTCAACAATCCCGAGTTTGGAGAGATTCGGACCATCGAAGAGAACGGCAAGGTTCTGTTCTGCGGGTCTGATGTGGCCAAGGCGCTTGGGTATAAGCGCCCGGCTGACGCTGTGACAGCCCATTGCAAGGGGTCGGTGATTCGCCGACTCCCCACGAATGGCGGAGAGCAGCCCGTTAAGTTTATTCCGGAGGGCGATATTTATCGCCTTGTGATTAAGTCGGAATTGCCCGGAGCTGAAAAGTTCGAGAGCTGGATTTTCGATGAAGTCCTCCCCTCCATCCGCAAGCATGGCGGGTACATTGCCAATCAGGAGAACATGACGCCCGAGGAACTGATGGCAAAGGCGCTTATGGTGGCGCAGAAGACTCTGGCGGAGCGAGATGCACGTATCTCAGCCCTGACAGTTGAAAACCAGATTATGGCCCCTAAAGCGGCCTACTTTGACGATTTGGTAGACCGAAACCTGCTGACTGGTCTGCGTGAGACAGCAAAGGAGCTAAATGTACCTCCCAAGCAGTTCGTTTCCTTCTTGTTGGACGGTAAGTATCTGTATCGGGACAAAAAGAAGAAGCTGATGCCATATCAGCGTCACGTGGATGAAGGACTCTTTGTTCTGAAAGAATGTTTCAATGATAAAACCCAGTGGGGCGGAACCCAGACTATGGTTACACCAAAGGGCCGTGAAACATTCCGCCTTTTGATGGCTGGAGCCGCGTAAATTTATTGCGAAAATTCTGATTTGGTGGTAAAATGTAATCAAATAAATATTGCTCCCGTCTCTAAGCGTTGAGACGGAAGGACCGAACGGGGTCAACTAGGGTACATTTTGTGCCTTGGTTGGCCCTTTTCTTTTTGACCGGCCCGAAGTCGTTAAACTACGGGGAACTCAACTAATTTTGGCTATCCGCAAGCCTAAAAGTGCGGGGCGGTGGGTCACGGCAACGACCTAAAAAGCCTAGCCGCAAAGGAGACGATATGAAAACTGAAGAACTGCTTGAAATTGGACTGACAGAGGAACAGGCAAACAAGGTGCTGGCCATCAACGGAAAGGATATTGAGCGGTACAAGAAGGCGGCGGAGACGGTAAAAGCCGATCTGACCACAGCCCAGGAACAGCTTGCCCAGCGGGACAAGGATATTGAGGAATTGAAAAAATCTGCTGGAGATGTGGATGGTATCAAGCAGCAACTTGCCGACTTGCAGAGTAAGTACACCACAGAGACCGAGCAGTACCAGAAGCAGATCGCCGACCGTGACTATGCGGACGCGGTACACCGTGCCATTGCCGACAAGGGCGTGAAGTTTAGTTCCAAGGCGGCGGAAAAGGCGTTCATTGCCGACCTGACCACAAACCGTCTGTCCGTCAAGGATGGCACCCTGGATGGCTTCGAGAGCTATCTGAAGACACAGCAGGAGAGTGATCCGGCAGCGTTCCAAGGCGATAAACCAGTGCCCGCCTTTGTCAAGCCTGTGGGTCCTGGCGGCCCGCCCTCCAATGAGAGCAAAGGCGCTATGTACGCCAAGCAGTTCAACCAAATGTACACACCAAAGAATACGACTAAGGAGTGAAACGAATGTCTCATTTTTACCGAGTAAATGGCACGTTCCGGCCGAACTTCCTGGAGAGCGAAGTCGGCCTCGTGCTGAAAACCTATCAGATTCCCAGCACTATGGGCGTTGAGGATGAGTACGGCAACAAGATCGTTGCCGCCGGTACGGTTTATCCTTCCAACGACGCAAGCGCCGTCGGCATCGTGTTTGCCGATGTTGATGTGACCCACGGCGACCACGAGGGCAGTGTGATGCTGGCGGGCCGTGTGCTGAAGGAGCGGCTGGACGTGCAGAGCGCCGCCGAGACCCCGCTGAAGTCGTCCGGCATCGTATTTGTGGATGCCCCCGAGGTGTCCCGCGGCTATACCGTGACCTATGAGAAGAATGATGGAACGGGCACGCCTCCGGTTGATACCAACGAGTACCAGGAGGGCAGCTATGCGCCTGTGTCCACTGATTATCCGCTGACCAAGGCCAGCAATACGCAGACTGGCTGGGCACTGACCAGCGGTGGGCCTGCTGTAACGTCTGTCAAGATGACTGCGGACACGAAGCTGTATCCTGTTTGGACTGCGAACGGCTAAAGGAGGTATAGACAATGGCTGATATTTTAACTCTGATTTCCGATGCTGACAGACTGGATTTTTCCCAGAACCTGTCCGTCGCCCGACCGGCCTACCTGGGCGACCGAATTTTCCCTGACCAGAAAACTGAAAACCTTAAAGCTGAGTATCTGCGGCTGGCCAACGGAGCTACCCTCCCCGTGATGGCTACGGTCCACGCCTTTGATACCGAGGCGGAGATTGGTTCCCGACCCACCTTCGATAAGATGGAAGTCGAGAAGCTGCTGATCAAGCGCAAGATCAATCAGACGGAGCGGGTGCGCCTGCTGTCTGAGTCCGGCGTTCATGCTGATGACGCTATCGTGCGCTATGTCTTTGACGATATGCGCCTGATGGCGGACGCGGTGAAGGTGCGAACCGAAGTCGCCAAGATGGATGTACTTTCCACGGGCAAGATGAACATCAACGAGAATCGCCTGAAGATGACCGTTGATTATGGTGTCCCTGCTGAAAACCTGGCCTTCGATTTGGACCTGTCTGCTGATGCTGATATTATTGGTCAGCTCCAGGCCATCGTGGACAAGGCTGCTGACATGGGTTACACCATCAACGAGGCTATCACTTCCAACAAGGTGGTCCGTAAACTGGCCACCAACAAGGGTATCCAGACCCTTATCTTTGGCTCCGTTGGTCAAGGAACCTATGTTCCCAACGAGCGGTTGCGGGGCCTGTTTTCCCAGCTCTTTGGGTTTGGTACCATCACCACCTACGACCTGCGGTATAAGACGCAGCAGGCGGACGGCACCGAAAAGACCCACCGCTTCTACCCGGAGGACAAGATCACTTTCACCGCTGTGCCGCAGTTGGGCGTTGGCCTGTGGGGCGTGTCTCCCGAGGAGGCGGAGTATGGGCAGTACAACGAGAAGTCTGCGGATCAGTACATCACCATTACCCAGTGGGCGACCCCCGACCCTGTAGCGGTCTGGACGAAGGCCACCGGCCTGTTTATCCCGGTCCTGCCTGACCCCAACGGCCTGTTTGTGGCCTCTGTAAAGCCCAACGAGACCTCGGGGGGTTAAATGAGCTGTTGAGCACGGCTTCACTCTCCGCGCCCGACTTTTCCGGCATGACCAAGACTGAACTCCTAGATTATGCGGACGAGAACGGCGTGGAGGGTGTCAGCAGCTCCATGAGAAAGGCCGATATTTTAGCGGTGCTCCAGGGGGATGCCTGATGATATATGCGGATTATGACTACTACTGCAATGTATACCTTGGAACAAATATTGAGTACGAAAATTTCCCGCGACTGGCTCTAAGAGCAAGCAGATTTTTGGATTATGCCACGATGGGAAGAACCGCAAAGCACCACGACTTAGATGCAGTAAAGCTGGCGTGTTGCGCCCTGGCTGATGACTACCAGACCATTGAGACCGCCCGGACGCTGGCAAACAAGAGCTTGTCCTCCGCCGCTGGTTCTGATGAGGCGGGAGAACTGCAAAGCCAGAGTGTGGGAAGTTGGTCCAAGACCTATCGCTCCGGTGGTTCCAGTGCAAAAGAGGCCATAAGCGCAACAGAAAGCGCACAGGCGGCCCTTATGAATACGGCGCAGATGTACCTTGCGGGGACGGGGCTTCTGCGGGCGAGGGGGTATTACGCGTG